CACTCCTGATTCTACCCGTTCGTGTTGCGCATTTGTTGCCATGCTTCTCGTTCAGCTCCCTGCCTCGCTTGGCGTTGTTCCTGACTGCCTCGGGATAGTCGCCGTAGGACTCCATCACAACCCGCGTGCCTGACTTCGTGCGCTTGTCGGTCTTGACGATGGCCTTGGCCAGCTCGGCAAGCATCTCGTCCTCGCTGTTCTTCTTCATCTTGTCGACGAAGTAGCCCTCGATGCTGAAACCTTTGACTTTGCCCTCTTTGACCCACTCCTGCCAGATGGCCTCGTTGTCAACCTTGACTGCGACCATCCACGTACCGACAGGGACGTCTAGATCGTACAGGGCGCTCTTGTCCTCCGTCTTGTTTTCGACGATCCACGACTCGACAACTGTCAACCCCTGGATCTGGTGCTCGTGTTCGAGGGTGTGCTTTGCCTGGTTTCCGTGCTTCAGGTAGAGCTCGCTGGCTTTGCGTACCGTACTCTTTGAGAAGTACACGTAAAACTCGTCCTCTCCGTTTTTTCGGTAGATCGGTTTGTCAGGGACTAGCGCCGGCCCGATCAGGATGCGCTTGTCTTGGTCAGCCTCGGCAAATTGGAGGCGCTGTTCTTTGAGCGCGATGAAGTCGAGCTCGATGGCTGGACGATCCACGAGGCTGATGGCGTCGATTCCATACAGCTCTGCGTCTTCGTCGATGATTAATTCCACAATTCTCATAGCGTAGCCTGGTCTTGAATTTGTTGATTTGCTTGTTGTGCGTTGCTCACGTCTTGGGCGATCACGTAAGCCTGGATCGGTTCGTCTTGTCCTGCTCCCTCCCCTAGGAACGACAGGTCGAGCGTCGGCGCTTGACCAACGCCCCCAGCACCTCCTGCGCCCCCTAGCGTTTGCGTTTGCGGTGGAATCGGTGGCGTCCCTGCTGAGCCTTGGAATTGCTGGGCGCGAATGCTTTTTATTTGGGCCGCGCCGGTTGCGATGGCCGCGGCCGCGGCCGTTACAGCGAGGCCTGGACCGACGACAGGGATGCCGACCAGACTCTTGTATGCTTGTACAGCACTCTCAGCTTGTGCGATTGTCGCCTGCGCGATGCTGACGGCTTTCTGGACCTCAAACTCTCGCTTCGCGGCCTTGTCGATCTCTTGCAGTTTGCGATATTCCTCAAGTTCTAGCTGGTAGATCCTTTCGTTTGAGGCGTTGCGCTCATTCACAAGGCTCTGCTCGATTGCCTGCCTCTCTGCGTCGCTCTCGGCATGGATCAGGCCCTCGTTCAGTTCCCACTCGCGCATGCTTATCTCGAAGCGCTCCTGCGCTAGGCTATCCTGCAGGGCGGTGAGTTCTTTCTGTGATTGAATCGTTGCCCCGAGGAAAGCCTCGGAGAGGTCTGCGACCATTTGGATCGCCAGATCGCGCACCTCCTTTTGGGCTTCTGCGATCATGGCCATCTGCTTCTCTAGTTGCTCCGCCAGCAGTGCGTCGCGCTCATCGCTCGCTGTTTTTTCGATCTCTGTCAGGGCGTCCTGATGATCCTGCTCCGCCTTAGCGAGTCGCTTGTCCATCGCTTCTTTGGCTTCGAGGCGTAGCTTCTGCTTCTCGTCTTCTGCAAGGATGAGGCGGTTGATGCCTGCGATCTCTGCCAGGTACTGGTCTTCGATCGCGGCCTTCTCAGCTTCAAGCCCTTCGAGGTTTTCAGTCAACCAACCGCGCCTGAGATCTGCGACCGTTTGCTCCTGATCGAGTTGTGCCTGTGTTATTCCGTAGATGCTGGTCATGAGCTCCGTCTGGACGCCGGCGCTTGCGCTCATGGCCTCGGCTTCTGCAACACGGGCGTCGCGCAAAAGATCCAAGTTCTCGACTGTGTCGCCTTGCAGGTCGATCTGCCGTTCCAGTAGTGCGATATTGTCGCGCGCGATGCGTACCTGCTCGTCGACAAGGGCCTGCTCGATGACTTGCGCCTTTTGGGCCGCGTCGATCCTTTCCTCGAAGCTCAGGCGCTCGTCGTCGCGTATTTTTTTCAAGTTCTCGATTTCCGCCCCACTGCGTGCTGTTTGCACGTCCAGCTCTCGCTGTGCATCGCGTAGCGCCTGCATCTCTTTGGTAATTTTGGCCTGCGCGTCTTGGTATGCGCGTAGGGAGTCGATGTAGGCCTTCATGTTGCTCGGGGCAAAAAAGGACCCGCTCATCGTCTTCTCTGCCTCTGCGACTGCGTCGTCGATGGCTACGATCTCCTGCTGTAGTACAGCGATCTCTGCGCCAAAGTCGGCAGTGCCGAAGCTCATCTTTTCCAGTGTTTCAAAGAAAGCGATCTGCAGATTTTTCAGCGACTTGCGAAAACCGGCTGTTGCTCTTGTCCATACGGCACCAAACCAGTCAGAGATGCCGGTCAGGGCTTTCTCCATCTGTTGGGCTCGGTACTCGCCGTCGGTGAATAGCTTCACAAGGCCAGGGAGTAGGTTGGCCACGGCGTCAGATATAACGGTGAAGATTATTTCGAGCTGTCGCATCACGACCTCCATCTTTTCCGCGCGTTCCTTGTTTGCGACAAAAGCACGACCGACGCCTGCCAGGGCGGTCAAAAGCAAGCCGATCCCCGCGGCCTTTGTGGCCGCACCGACTTTTTTCATCGCAGAAGCACCGACGTCGCCGGCTTTCTTGAAGCCTTTTCCTAGCTTGCCGGTTTCCTTCTCTGCCTTCTCGGTTTCTTTGGCGAGGTCTTTGGCACTTTTGGCAGATCCGTCGATCGCCTCGTCCATGTCCTCGGCTGACTTCGCGGCCTCGTTCAGATTGTCCGACAGTTTGTTGGTGGCGCTGAGGATCTCGCCGGTCTCTGCGTTGAAGGTTAGAACTACCTCCTGTTGTGTTACAGCCATGTGATAAGTTTAGAGATGAGGAAAGCGAGGCCACCCCAAAAGCCGACGTAGATGCACGTCGCCAGGAAGTAGTCGAGAGGGATAAGCCACCACGGCAGGGTGCGCTTCACTTTGTGGTGTTGTAAGAGGTTGATGGCCTTCATGATGTGGTGCGGGTGCTTCATGAATTTGGGGGGCTTGTTTGTCCTTTGCTTTTACAGATACCCATGGGACTCGTGGCGCCAGGCAAAGTCGGGCCGGTTGGGATGATTACCCACTCGTATCCATACCGCTCGCAACACTTTTGGCTACCGTAGTCGGGTGTCGTCTGTGTGCTGTTGTTGAAAAGGATGAAGTTGTACCTGGTTTGGTATCCTGTCGGGGTGTCTTCGCAGATAGATACGTCGCTCAAGATCTTGATCAGTTCGACGGAGCACGTGCCCTCAACGTTTCCGTCGTATGTGATCGACAGCACGCGCCAGTACGAGTCCCTGATGTAGATGTTGTCGGAGAACTCAAAGTCGGCGATCTCGCGCTTGTCCAGGCGCATCGTGCACGTCATGATGCGGGCCTCATCTGCGTACAGCTCCGTCACATATTGCGCCCAGTACTCAAAGTAGAGCGTCTGCGCAGGGTTGACTGTGATGTTGAAGAACGGGCTCTCCATTCCGAAATTGAGGTCCTTGTCTGTGACTCCTGGGCTGGCTGTGGAGTAGTTGCTCCAAAACGGAAACGTCGAGAACTCGACCGGCGTCGGGGTGACTCCGATGTCCTCCTCCATGAACCAGTTGCCACCGATGTCAGACAGCCCTGACCAGTATGCGATCATGGGTAGGGGCTCCTGTACAGCGGTGCCGTCGCTTGTAAGGCTTCGATGTATAGGAAACGAAAAGCCCGGAATCAAAGAGACCAGGTACTGGCCGAAGGTGGTCTCGATCTTTTGCTCGCCTTGTGCGAAATCGTTGTCGGGCTCTGTGACTTTGTACTCTCCGTAGACGCGGTCCAGCGTCTTCTGCACTGCATCACTCACAAAATCGAGGCCCGGCTTGTATGTCCAGGTCGTTTCTTTTTTCTGCAGGTCGGTCGTCGGCTTGATTGTGACGTCTTTGGAGTAGTCGACGAAGCTGGTCCAGTCTTTGTCCGTGCCTGTTCCTATGTAGTCCTGAAACGGCTCGATCAGCAGGTGGTTCGGTTTGTTTTTGTCGGGAATGATGACAAGGTTGAACATCCGCTGAATGCCTACGATGAAATCGATCTGCTTCATCTTAGGCAGAGAGCTGGCGATGTCGACGTCGAAGCCCGACAAGGCTGGGCTGATTTCTGTCACCTCGACATACGTGCGGACGGCTCGCGTGCCGTCGCCGTGGATCTCTGCGTCGTTGTTGAGTGCGTACCGGAAGTCGATGTTGTCACCTGAGGCCAGCTCCAGAGCATCTTCTCCCTCGAAGACGATTTCGGTGTTGATATACTCGCCAAATGTCGCGCCGGGCTGGATGATGCTGTCGTTGTACATTGTAAAAAATGCCGACCCGTTTTTGTAGCATGTCACTGTGAGCTGGTGCGGGCCGATGCCTTGATATTTCAGCCCAAGCTCTCCGACAAGGCGCAGGCGAAAAGAGTACAGCGCACTGCGTGGGCATGTGTATCTGTAGGTCGTGTTGTTCCAGTTGTCGCCAGGATCAAAGCCGTCGTCGATGTTGTCAAGGATGTCAAGGATACCCGTCGCGCCGGACCCCTGGTTGCTAACAACATCCCCGTCTAGGTATGCCTTGACCCTGTCGTCACCTGTGCCGTCGACGACGGTCGTATTGGGTTGTCCGTTGAGGCACGGTACGTACATGTTCCTGGACGTGCTGGACGTCGTTGCAGGATCGCCTAAGAAATCCGACTCCCATGTGAAGCCAGCCTCGTCGATGATCGCGTCGAGAATTTTGTACACACTGACGAAGGGAGTGAGCTGGTTCTGGTAGATACCCTGCGAGGGTAGCCAGGGGCGGTTGTCGTTGCTCCAGTTGTTGCCCCTGTCGATGATGCCGTAGCGTATGTAGGGCGCGATTCCTGTCGAGGCAGTCCACGAGTCTTCGATGTTGTCGCGATTGACTTCGTGATCCAGGGCGCTCAGGTCCAGGTCAGAGATAAACGCATCCCCGACGGCGCTTTTGAGATCTAAGGCTTCGCCAAAGAACACGAGCTCGATGTCGGCGTACCTCTCCTTTTGGAGGTAGATGGCCTTGATCTGGCAAAACCCCGAAAGGATCGGAATCGAGTCGCTAAAAATCTGAGCCGGCAGGCGTTGCTTAACGTTTACGATGTCGACGCTTGTCGAGTCCGTAATCGGACCAAAGTAGTCGAGGTTGTTGTCTGTTGCAGGGACGCGAAAAGTCTGCGAAAAGCTCCCGGCGGGTGCGTTGACGTTTTGCACGTTCGCAAACTGCAGGGTCAAGTTAACGCTGACGTCCTCGTACAGGTCGATCTCGTGGCCTTCTAGTGTGAGTCTTAGCATCTGATTTCTTGAGCGAGTTCGATGTTGAGGCTCACGTCAAACAGACGCGAGGCCGCGGGCTGGACTGTGTAGCTTGAGGTCTGTACGTTGCAAGGGAGCCAGTCGCCAGTGCCGACGCGGAACATGACATTTTTGGAGCGTAGGCAGTACTGCATAAGATCGCGCTCGGAAGCTGTAAAGAACTGGTTCCTGAGAGCGTAGACTTCGCGCGCTGTAACGTGGTAGGCAGTGTCTTGTCTGTCGTAGGCGTTGAACGTAAAGTCTGCGCCTCCGTAGCTTCCGATCGTCTTGCGGTATCTTTTCGCCTCGCTGTTTACGGTCTTGAGGTTGCGACCGTCAAAGCGTAAGTAGTCCCATCCCCCGACCGTGTTAGCCCAAGCAAGTTGCACAGGGTCGTGCTTGATGGGTCGGCAGTCTCTGTAGATCGTTAGGTGCCGGCTTCGTATCTGGTTGGTGTTGGTGCGCATCTCGATCTGGATCTTCGTCCAGTTGCCGTTCCAGCTTGACCCAAACAACTGCGCGACCTGAGCCGGCCCGATGCACGCGATCTTGTAGTTGTCGTTGGCCGTCGTGTTGGGGTTGGTCCAGTTCAGCTGGTCGGCGGTGGCGCCTCCCGTTTGACTGACTGAGTAGTAGAACTCGTCGACATTTGTCGAGAAGCCGAGAAAATTGTCGGGCTGATAAATGGCCACGATGCCCTCGTCCTCGTCAGCCATGAACATCTCGATGTCTCCGCCGTCGCCATCGCGGTCAGTGAGGAACGCCTTGTCGGTGGTGGTGGTCATAAGGTACGGTTCCTCTTTGTAAGGCAGGTACCCGTCAGAGATCTGCAAGACGCCAGGGATGCACCCGATCGTCTCGGTAGCTTGTAGCACTGACTTCGTCCCTGTGTAGTTGTACAGCTTGAGCTCGTACTCTCGCGCTACGCGGTCTGTTGTTGTGAGGGCGTCGGTGGCGCTTGTGAAGTCGTGGCTATGGATGACACCCCCGCCGGTGGCGTTGACAGGAGCCGACAGCCTGCCGGCGATCACGTTTGAGAGATCAAAGTGCGCCCGGTCCTCGCTGTTTGGTGTCAGAAAGTACTCGCCGATCTTTGTGCCTGTCGTCCCGACGGTTGGGTTTTCGTAGACTTCGATGACAAAGCGATCCGGTACGACGCCGGACTCGTACACGGTGAAGACGAGGTGCTGGCCGGCAAACTTTGGGCTGACGTTGGTGTCTTTTGGAGTGTGTTCGAAGGTGCTCACCTTGTTTTGATTTTTATGTTTCCAGTGTCAAGGGTCAAGCCCTTCAAGATGTCAGCAACAACGGCGTCCCCCATCTCTGCGACGTATTTGGGGACGACAGTCTCCAAGGCGACGACGTAGTACCTCAAGCCGACGATGCCCTTGCGCTTTACTGCTCGCGCGATGACAAAGGCGGTCGACCGTACCCTGTCGCCTCCCTTGGGTCCTCTCTTGCTGATAAATTGCCCGGTTTTCTGGTCGCGCAGTCGTACCCGCTTTACTTTCATCCACTTCTGAATGGCGTCGACGTGCTTCCTTCCGGGTGTTTCGTATTTGTAAGAAAACGGCGCGCCCCTCCTTTTTGCCGTCCCGTTCACGCCCCAGTGAATAAAGGGTGCCGAGCGGTTGGGACTGCCGAAAGAAATGCGCCCGTCTGTGATGGAGTACGTCAGAGACTTCTGCAGGCTACGCGAGGCGACCCCGTAGTTTCGGTTCCTGCCGATTTTACGCGAGCCGAGCACCCCCTTCGCCGTCTTGTTGACGTCGTCGGCAAAGCGCTCTAGTACCTTCTCAAAGTCTCTGAGTTCCATTTACTTCTTTGGGCCTTTGCTTCGTCCCAAGATTACAGCCTGGACGATTCGGTCGAGTAGATCAACCCAGCGATCGTCGTCTGTTGATTCTGTCAAGGCGCTGATCGTGCCCAGCAGTGTGATGATGGCGAGCAAGAGCTCCGGCCAGTTTGCTACGATGAAATCCATGCGTTTGTGTTTATGCGTGAGTGATTGTCAGGGTAAAGGACTCCGGCTCCACGGTGATGGTGCCAGAGGGAAGGGTGGCGATGTTCAGTTGCACTTGTGCAGTGTTGTCTTGTTGCCAGAAGTTTATTTGGCCCGCCGTGCTTGTGATGGTGTACGTCTGCTTGGTGCCGTCGCCTACGATGGTATCCCCGGTGTAGCTCGGCGCCGTGAAGAAGCCCGTCGTGTTCACCATGTTAAGCAAGGCCAGGCATCCTATCGGGGCTGTGATTTCGATGGAGATGGATACCTGCACCGTGCTTGTGATGGCTACGGGCAGGGCTTTAATTTCGCGGACGCCGATATCCCACCCCGCAGAGAAGCCCGCGCGGAGGGACTGCGAGAAGGTCGTGGTGCCTCCTAGGATACTACCGAAGGACAGGCTGTACGCTCCTGCGCTCGTGTATGTCGTCGAGAAGGTGCTCAAAGTTTGGAACGTGGACACCTTGCCGTCGCTGATTGTATGCCCTGGCTCCCATAGGTCGGCGGTCGAGTTATACACCCACGTCTCTCCGTTGCTTGGCGCGGTGCTTGAGAAGCCCCAGTCGCTCTCGATGGTTGGACCCGTCGCACCACCCCCGAGGAATACGCGTCCCTTCGCCATGTTCGGGACGTCGTTGGTCCTGCCGATGCACGAGACCTTGAGGCCCTGGCAGATGGTGCCGTTGGTCTTCAGCACCACCCCCATGTTTTGAATGAGGTTGGGGTCGGTAGGCTTGTCCTTGGTCAATCCTCCCCCGCTTGCCACGTACAGGACGTCGTTTTCCTCAAGGCCCGAGAAGCCTGAGAGGTTGGTGTTGTACGTTCCAACCATGATGGCGTCGCCGTCCTTGTCGCTTCCCGTTGTCTGGAGGTCGGTCTCGGCGATGCCGATGGCGGGCATCTTGTCGGGGTCGCTGGCGTCAGCGATTCCCACGAGGATACGCTCGCTCCCTCCAATCTCGCCACGCGAGTAGAGGGGCGTGCCTGCAAAAATGCGTGCGCCCTCGTCGTTCCGCACCGGGAAGTTAATCTTCTCGGCTGTCTCAGAGTCGCCGGCAAAGGTGAGTGTGATCTCTCCGTCCCCGTCGTCGGTCAGCGAGCCGTTGGGTACGTTGATCGTCGCCACGCTGAGCACGTCAGGCGAGCCGTCGAGCTCTTTGACGCGCAACAGACCGCGAGCCTTGAAGGCAGGCGTGTCGCTTCCTTCTGGCTCGACACCTTCGAGGGGTGCGTTGCAGGAGTCGTAGCTGTAGGGCACTGCGATCGACAAGTCCAGAAGACAACCCGCGAGCGCGTTGCTTTTTTCCTCCTCAAGCGGGGTGACGCTGGCGCTTGTAACGTCGTAGTGATAACCGAACGAGAAGATGTTCCCGCCGTTTTGGATGTCTGCAAGGATGTCCTCCGCTACCTGCTCTGCGTCGCTGATGCTTTCCTTTTGGTAGGTCGTCTTGTCGGCTTCTGCAGGCGGTACGCTCAAGATGTAGCACTCCAGGTTGTAGGTCTTGACCCTGTCGGTGTTGTAGTCGCCTCCCGTATAGACCAGATGGAGCAGAGGGTACTGGTCGAACTTGTTCAGATCAACGTCTGCCGGTGAGCCGTAGCTGAATGTCCTGATGAATTTGTGGTCGTCACAAAACGCCTGGAACTTGTGGACGATGTTGTTGAATGTGATCATGCTCTCGCTTGTTTCATTTGTTGCTCACGTCGGCGCGTGTGATCTTGTAAGAAAGCCAGGTGAGTGAAGACTGCAGAGACTGGCAGAGCCGTGACTGCTTCCATCTTGAGAATATCTTCCCCTGCCAGCGCGTAGAGGGCCGGATACCACCCCCACTTCTTGCCAAATTCATCGCCCCCATCGCCGTCTGACTCAAAGATCTGCGCAAAGTGCTCAGCAGTTTGCGTTCGGTAGTCCAAAAAAAAAGCAGGGCCCCGGAAACGTAGGGCGCTGGCATATCAAGGAACACGTCGGCGTCCTCCTTAGCTGTGTACTTCTCGATCGTGTAGGCGTCGCCGAACTCTCTGTCGATGGGTCGGTACAACACGCTCATCGCCTTGTGTGCCGTTTTCCAGAAGTCTTGCGTGTACACTTCCAGGTCGATCCACTCGCCGGCGGTGAATTCCTCCCAGTTTGGGATAAAACCGTAGCGCGTGCCCTTGAGCTCGAACGTCCTCTTGAAGTTGGCGACGTCGTTGCGCAAGAGCGTCGTCAGGTGTTGGTCTGCTTTTAAGATCAGGGGCTGAGGCAATGATCTCAACTTAGAAACACCGGCACCCGTTACTGCGTCGATGCGCCTGATCGGGTCGGTCTCTGTTTCCAACGTTTGAAGATGTCGGAGTTTGAGGTCTGAAAAGTTAGCCGGAAGTCGGAGCTCCATGTCTATATAAGGGTTGAGGGGTGTATTCCTGAAGTTTACCCGATGGCGTAGGAGCCGTAGTTCGGGTTCGTTTGGTTCCATGTGACGGCGTAGCGGGTGGCATCTACGAAGTGGTTGAACGCATCGACGGGCTCGTTGAGCTGGCGCCCGTTCTTGTCCTCCTTGTACTTGTAGTTCCTCAGCTCCTTGATCCCGTTGACGCTTCGCTCGGTGATGAGCAGGGGACGCGACCGCAGGAAGTCGATGCCCGAGCGCACCGAGTCCGGACCCTTTCTGGCGGGGTGTACGTTGAAGCCGTGGCCGTGTATCTCGTCAATGCTCTTGGGCTCGGCTGAGTCGGCGACCACCATGGCCTTCCCTATGTCGGCGTCGCGTAGCGTCTGGGCGATGGCTGCGTTGGTGAGTCCGGTGGCGTAGCACACCTCGTCGAG